AGAAAACTGGTCTTCTAGAGGGCATCGAGACTGAGCGCAAGCAAAACTCTATGGCTCGTCTACTTGAGAACCAAGCCAAGGAGCTTCTCCGTGAGCAAACCACTATTGGCGCTGGTTCCGTCGAAGGCTTCGCTGCTGTTGCTTTCCCCATTGTCCGCCGCGTCTTCGCTGGTCTCATCGCCAACGATCTCGTCAGCGTTCAGCCCATGAGCCTCCCCAGTGGTCTCATCTTCTTCCTCGACTTCACCTACTCCGGTGATGCAGGTGGTGGTACTGGTGCGTTCCCACGTATGGGTAACGTTGCCGACAAGTCCATCTACGGTACCAATCAGGTTGGTTCTGCCGTAATCGATGGTGTTGATCTAGTTAACGCCACCTCAAAGGCTGGCTTTTCTGGTCCCGGTCGCGATGGTTCAACTGGTTATGCTTATGCATCCCCAAGTGGTAGCTTGAGCGCTAACTTGTCTGCTGACGCTGAGAACACTGCTTTGATCTTCTTGCTTGATGGCACAGTTTCTGAGGCTCACAAGAAGAGAATTAAGTACGACCCAGATCTCCTAGCCAGCACCGATAGCAGCCTTAGAGTCGTTGTTTTGGATATTGATCCAGCAAATATCGTCTCGAACGATGGTCTTGCAGATTTTAACAACCTTTCTGCTTTTGTCGGCACCGGCACCGGTCTTAACACTGCGGTCACTGCCATCACAGCCGATACTGCTGCTCAAATTCGTCGTCTATCTGATCGCGTAAGAGCAGCAGATGCTGACAACACACCAGCAGATACTGCTAGCGATTCAATCAGGTTGGTATACACAATTGCTGCTGCTTCAGCTAGTGATCAGGCTGCTACTGCACTAGATGCTGGCTTCACTGCTGCCGAGTTTACTTTCCCGGTTGCTGATAGTCTTGTAGCTTCTACAACTATCGGTGCTGTTGGTGGCTCCACCAACCTCTTCCCAATGGAAGCTGAGACTGCTATACCTGAGATTGACATCAAGGTTGATTCAACCGCGATTACCGCTCAGACCAAGAAGCTTAAGGCTAAGTGGACCCCAGAGCTTGGTCAGGACCTCAACGCATACCACAACTTGGATGCCGAGGTTGAGCTTACCTCAATTCTCTCCGAGCAGATTGCTCTTGAGATTGACCGTGAGATCCTTGCTGACCTCGTTAACGGTGCTACCGCTGGTACTCGCTACTGGTCACGCGCTCCCGGTCTCTTCGTTGATGCTAACGGTAACGAGCTAGGTGCATCTTCTGCTGCTCCTGACTTCACCGGTACTGTCTCTGAGTGGTACGAGACCCTCGTTGAGACCATCAACGATGTCTCTGCACAGATTCACCGCAAGACTCTTCGTGGTGGTGCTAACTTCGTCGTCTGTGGACCCGAAGTTGCCAACATCCTTGAGTTCACCGCTGGCTTCCGTGCTGCTGTCACTCACGACGACGAGAAGGGCTCTATCGGCGCTCTCCGCACAGGCTCACTAAGCAAGAAGTTTGATGTCATTGTTGACCCTTACTTCCCGCGCAACCTTGTGCTCATCGGTCGCCGTGGTTCTAGCTTCCTAGAGTCTGGTTATGTCTACGCACCTTATGTGCCGCTACAGACCACTCCCACCATCTTTGGACCGGAAGACTTCGTCCCGCGTAAGGGTGTTATGACCCGCTACGCCAAGAAGATGGTTCGTTCAGATATGTACGGTCTAGTTGTCGTCCGTGGTCTCCTTGGTGAGCAAGGCGCTTCCTGATAAGTAAGCCCACTTACTAAACCTAAGCCCCCTACTTCGGTAGGGGGTTTTTGCTTTTAAGGATACTATTTACAACAACTTGAAATATTCTCCTCTGGGCGAGGCCACTGCCCTTAGAAAGTTTTATTACCGAGGTGGCTGGTAATAATTCATTGAATAAGACAAGTTATTGCAATAATATATTAAAGGAGAAAATATTATGGGAAGTAGAAGATTAGGAAGAAAGAGGCTTTATTCTTTGGAAAAGCAAGGCGAAAGCTTGACAACATCTCAGTTGGGAACAGGAACAGGTATGGAAACTGCCGTGACTCGTGCTACTAGATCTAGAGAGGGGCAAGAAATTTGTGTTGAAATTCTATTAGATCTTGGAGCAGGCTCTATTGTACCCGGTGATTCAACAGCAAATGCTGCTATTGGTCTACTTGGGAAACCAGCACAGTTCGCAACATGGTCTAAGGATATATTCGGTTACATAACAGATTTTGAAGTCATGTATTTTGAAGTCCTCGCTGGCGGTGGACACGCTGATCACCGATCAGATTTGGAGCTTGTTCATAAAGCCTCAGCCGTAAACGGCGGTGCTGCACATGGTGGAACTGTTATTACAGCATTGGATGGCGGTGCCGGAAACCCAGCAGAAGTTGGTGAGACACTGGCTTTCTCTGTAGCAAACTTTGCAAAGTTTGATAGCAGCAAGGGCTTTTTTAACCTAGCATCAACCGGAAACCAAGCAGCAGCAGCATACAGTGGCGGAAAACTCATGATTAGAATCAAGGGTATCGCTGATCTTGAATAAAAACACTAATTACTATAAGGAGATTTAATTATGGCTCGAAAAGGTTTACGCCGACTCAGACAAGAAGAAGCTAAGGCTAATTCTTCAAAAGTAGAGAAAACTACAACTAAAAAAACACCAGCCAAGGCACCCGCAAAGGCAAAGGCACCCGCCGCGCCACGCGCAAAGCCCGCTAGAAAAAAGGCTGCTAAGTCCGAGTAATTCAAACTAATGTTTGTTGCCCCCTCATCTAACAAGGTGAGGGGGCTTTTGTTTGTTCTTTCACTATTTACTACGAACAGGAGGCTCCATGAATGCCTACAAACTTACAACCACTTTCAGAAACTAGCGCAATAATTCTTTCATCCACTGGTGATAAAACTGCTGTCGCCGCTGCTGTTCCATTTGGAATATATAATAGTTCACAATATTTTCTAACTGGTGCTGCAAAACAAGTAGACTTTGTTTACAAAAGATTAGGTGGCGATGTTGTAGACATCGAATTAACAGACTCAAACGTTTATGCTGCTTATGAAGAGGCAGTCCTAGAGTACTCTTACATTCTTAACATGCATCAAGGCAAAAACATTCTGCCCGATGCTCTCGGAAAACTTACAGGCACATTTGATCATAAAGGTGAGTCATTGTCTGGTCCTGCTGGAACCAACTTACAGTATTCCAAAGTTACACTATCTTACGCAAACAAGATAGGAGATGCTGTAGCAACAATGGCTGGATTCGGTGGGACAACCCCGATCTATTCCGCATCATTCACAACCGTCAAGAATCAACAGGATTATGACCTACAATCTATTATCTCTGGCGCGTCCGCAACAGGACTAGACGATGACGGTAATGCTGTGCCTTATGCTGGAAAAGTTGGAGACTCTAGGGTCATAATTGATAAAGTTTTTTATCGCTCTCCAATCGCTATGTGGCGCTTCTATGGCTACTATGGCGGCGTTGGTGTCGCAGGCAATGCCTCCACCTACGGACAGTATGCTGACGACTCATCTTTTGAGATTATTCCAACTTGGCAGAATAAACTACAAGCAATAATGTATGAAGATGCTCTTTACACAAGAACCTCTCATTACTCATTTGAGATTCTAGATAACAAGCTTAGACTCTACCCCACACCCCGAGGACACGACAACTTCGCTGGTTACCTCAACCGCATCTGGGTCCGCTTCCGCGTAGCCGATAACTCTTGGGGCGAGACTGGTGATGTAAACACAGGCGTAGGAGGCGTTAACAATATTAACACGCTACCATTTGATAACATCCCCTACGAGAACATCAACTCTATGGGTAAACAATGGATTCGCAACTATGCTCTCGCTCTCTGTAAAGAGATGCTGGGGCAGATTCGTGGCAAGTTCCAGACCGTCCCAATCCCAGGCGAATCCGTCACTCTCAACTACTCTGCGCTTCTATCCGAGGCACAAAAAGAAAAAGACGATCTTCGTCAGAAGCTAACTGATATGCTGAAAGAGATAGAATACACCGAGTTGGCTAAGAAAGATCAAGAGAAGGTCACGGCAGCAGAAGAAACTCTTCGTCGCTCTCCGCTACCCATCTTTGTAGGATAATTAAATGTCAGATAACGAATGGTCC